TACGCTTATATAGTTCTATTATTAATTCTATGTGGGTTTCTAGGTGAGCAGTTGATACTACATCCTTAGTCATTTCAGAAAGGTAGTAGGCATTAACTTGATCCGTTTGTTTAGCATCTATAATTCTTTGGTATAGGGTAGTTATATCTATGGGTATATTCTTATCATACATCTCCCTAATTGTCTTGAATACAAGCTTATGCTTATAGTCGTAGAATATATCCTCTTTTAAGTAGTTGATTACTAATGACAAAGATTTTTTGTCTATCAGTAATGAACCTAGGATATTCCTCTCTACCTCTAGGTTTTTTGGTAGGTCTTGTACTTGTATCATAGTGCTTCTATTTCTTTTTTAACTGCTATCCAATATCTATCAGCAGATATATTTGCTTCAGAAAACCAATCTGCTGGTTGTAGCCATTCTTCAGCATCATTTGGATCTAAAGGGCTTGATTCTATTATTTCATTAACTGCTATTAATGCTGATATTTTAGAATTATCGCACTCTCTACAACTAAATGTAAATAATTCTATTAATTGTTTTGCTTTTTGTTTTGGTGTCATTTTAGTTTTATTTTGGTGTTTTGTGTTGTAACAGGTTCAAAGTTCTTAGAGTTTTTAGTCCATGTTGCTATTCTTCTACTTATGTCAAAGAATTTTTGGTCTTGGTATCTCATTTTACCTTTAGCATCTGCTTCTGTCCAGTAAGATAAAAAAGAATCATATTGGTTGCCTAGTTTATCTTTAAATTCATCTACTCTAGAAACAAAAGATTGTTTGTCGTTATATATCTTATTAGGTATTATATCTATATTATTAATAACTATATTATTATGTGCCAGTTTTTCGGCTGAGGGGTGGGCCGATTTATTGGCTGAGGTGGGTTTGTTTTCTGACCTAGGTATCTCTATGTTAATTACCAATGATCTAAAGTCAAAATCACCATTTTCTTTTAGCTTAATAATCCTTCCTAATATCTTCATATCCTCAAGCTTCTTAAGGTGGTCTTTAATTGTAGATTCACCACAATCTAAACACTCACCTAAATACCTGTTTGATGCGAAGCAATAGCCTCTTTCGTTACTTAAATTAGATATTAAAGCTATTAACAACTTTTGCTTATCTGTAAGCACCTTGCTTAATAAAACCTGTGCAGGAAGGACTGCAAACCAATTATGATTCATAAGAATAAAAAAAGCCCATCGGTTTTGCTAGAAGTACGAGTTCTAACGCCACCTAGGGCAAAAATTTTAAATGTTATCTCGTACATAACATGACAAATCTACAAAGAATTTTCAAACTTCTCTATTGTTTTAAAAATCTCATGTGCAACCTGGGGAACTATAGCGTTTCCGTATCCTTTGATTGACTCATTTCTCCATTTAGGAAAGGTAATAGAGTCCAATTCTCTGGGAATCCCATCATCTCCTCCACAAATAGGGGATTTAGATGGGAACGAGTCCCAAGTATTTCGTTTATATGACTTCCAAGATCGTCCCCTTTCCAATTCTCTGTTCTCCAATGCATATTTTGATCCGATGTTCTTGGAGTTGGCAACATCGTTTTTTTTGTCATCTCCGCGTATTCCGATGGACTCGGAGTTCTGCCCTTTGCAAAATTCTCCGAACGAGGCACTTCGTTGGCTCTTGGAGTTGAAAGCCACAAACCATATTCTTTGTCTTTGGTGCGGTGCGTTGACACCTGCAGCTGGAATAAGAAACGGTTGGACTTCATAGCCTTCCCTTTCCAAGTCATCGCACACCTCGTTGAATACCATTCCCCCATTCCAACTAACAAGTCCACGAACATTTTCGCCAATAACCCATCTTGGTTTAATCTCTTTGATTGCTCTAAGCATTTCAGGAAAGAGGTGTCTTTCATCGGCCTTACCTTTCCTAAGTCCTGCAGTTGAGTAGGGTTGACAAGGGAATCCTCCTGTAAGGATGTCAATTCTTTCTTCGTGAACAGTGAAGTCTGTTTTAGTGATGTCATTGTAACTAATTGAATTTGGAAAATGATGTTTAAGTACTTTTTGTCCGAATGGATTCCATTCGCAATGGAATTTATTATCCCATCCCATCCAATGGGCTGCTAAATCAAATCCTCCGATTCCGCTGAAAAGCGATCCGTGTGTCATATAGCATCAGTTTTAGATATTCTAAAAACAACCTTCCTGTTATCCACTATAAAACGCTTACGAGCAACAGGGTTAAGCGATTCACGGATGACTTGTGATGCTATCTTAGTCTTACGACTAGCCGCTGCTGCCGACTTAAATAGCACCTCTTCCATAGTGTCAGTATAAACCATTCTAATTGGTATTGAATTCTCTAATCCTTTAATCTCATTCGGCATCTGGTTTGGGTTTAAAGTGGTTTTTTAGGCCTTTGATAAATGATTGGTTTGTAGCATGGAAATCCCTTTTAGAAAAATAATCCTCATCTATCTTACCGCCATCCATGGCATTGGGATACACGAGTATGTCATCGTCATAAAAGTTACGCACTCTTCCTGTATCGTAACACACCACTTTCCATATGGTGTTAGTATCTCCTCCGTAATCAATCCATGCGATTGCTTTTCCATAGCCTAATGGGGTTAAAACATCTATTGTTTGTTCTAATTGTAGTATCAAAATAATCGTTTTATTGCTTTGATTTTAAAATAAGTTTCACAGATTATAAATAGCAGCACCGCTATTGGTACTGCTATAAAGAAAAACTTAATGATTGCTAATACTTTCATGTTATTTATTTATTTCGTATAAATATTTTGCTTGAGATTCATCTGCAACAATATTGCAAAATACAGTAATTACACAAACAGGTTGTGAGTTATATTCGTCTGTAACTACCGTTTTTAATGTGCCATATAATTTTTCTCCTTTAGGTGTTATAATCAAATGTTGATTATGTGCATCAGTAAAGACTGAGCAAAATTTTGATTGAAATTTATGACCAAAAGAAGATGGCACTTCTTCAATATTATAGTCAGGATACTTTTCTTGTAACTGCTCTTTTAAGTTTTGCATAATTATTTCTTTAGGGATATTTTAAAGGTGGTTGTACTAAACTTTGGAGCAGGATAAATCATCTCTCCAGTTTCAGGATCAACCAATGGCTCTTTGATAGTCTTAAGCAATGACTCTCTTTCCTTTTGTTTAAACTTAATAGCCTCAAGCTCTTGGTGAGTTTTTCCAATTAAGCAACTCAAGAGTTAGTGAGATTATAAAATCTTTAGTTTCTAAAGGATATATTACTACCTTTCTAATCTATGAAGGTAAGCAAGTAAAACAAAGGATTTTAACACCTACTGTACCTATTCGGAAACTCGAAGGGGGTATTCGGAAAACCGAAGAGGGGTATTCGGAAAAGGCGAAGGGTAATAATACATTGATTAATAATACATCTATTAATAGTACTAATAAGTTATATAACGACAAGAAAGCTTTCGTTAAAAGACTAGATGAATTAAAGGATAAACTAGGTAACCAATATGATTCTTTTTTATCTTACTGGACAGAAGCAGATGCAAAAGGAAAGATGAGATTCCAAGACCAAAAATTCTTTGACATAAGTAGAAGAATAGCCACATGGGTTAAAAACTCTAAAAACTTTGAACCTGTAACAACACAAAACACCAAAATAAAATTACCATAATGCAAGTCATTGACCTACCTAAAAACACAGAGATTGAACGCAATATCCTAGGATCGTTATTAATTGACAAAAAGTCTTTATCATTAGTAATCAACTACTTAAAAGAGGATATATTCTACGACTATAAGCATAAGCTTGTATTTAGAACCATTAGAGAGATGTACGATAAGAATATCCCAATAGATATTACTACACTATACCAACGAATCGTAGATGCTAAACAAACGGATCAAGTAAATGCCTACTACCTTTCCGAGCTAACTAAAGAAGTAGTATCAACTGCTCACCTAGAAGCCCATATAGAGTTAATCATAGAACTATACAAGCGTAGGATGTTGGTAGTCCTGGGTGGAGAGCTTGTTGTTGGTGCGACTAATGGAGAGGCTGAAACAATTGACTTCATGGCTGAGGTATCCAAAAAACTCATTCAGCTACAAGAGTTTGGTAATATCTACGAGAAGATGATGGAAGATATTATTATGTCAATCAACTACACTCGTGACATGGCACAAAAGGGTAGCTTACTAGGATTTAACACAGGCTTTAATGAGCTAAACAATACCCTATGCGGATGGGTTAAGCCTGACCTAGTAATCGTAGCTGCAAGACCAGGGATGGGTAAGTGTTTAGGCTTAGGTACTAAAGTTATTATGTTTGATGGTAGTAAAAAACCTGTCGAAGAACTAGAGGTTGGAGATAAATTAATGGGAGTTGATAGCAAACCTAGAATGATTATTTCATTAGCTAGAGGACAAGAAAATATGTATTGGGTTAAACAAAAAAATGGATATGATTATAGGGTTAACGAAAGCCATATACTTTCTTTAAAGCGTAGCAGAAATGGTATAAATATTTTCAATGGAGATGTTTTAAATATTCCAGTTAATGAATATATAAACAAATCAACAAAATTTAAATCAAACTATAAGGGATATAAGACAGGGTTTGAATTAAGCACAAATTATGATTTTGGTTATATAAATCCATATATGATGGGAGTTTGGCTTGGTGATGGCTCTAGTAGTAAACCTGGTATATGTGCTATAGAAAATGAGATTGTAGAATCTATTTATAATTATGCTAAAAAGTTTAATTTAGGTGTAAGAGTAGAAAGGAAAAACGAGGGTTCTGTAAGTTATTATTACAATAAAGGTGGGAATAGTACAAATTTATTCTTAGATACATTAAAACAATTTAATTTATTAAACAATAAACATATCCCAGATAATTATTTATATAACAGTAGGCACTATAGATTAGAGCTATTAGCAGGTTTACTAGATACCGATGGTTATTACGATGCAAACTTTAATTATTTTGAAATAACCCAAAAGAACATAGAATTAGGTAAGCAAATAGCATATCTTTCTAGGACACTTGGTTTTAGGGTTACTGAAAATATGAGGAAAGCAACTTCTCAAAATGGAACTACAATAGATGTTATTAAGGTTGTAATAACTGGGGATTTGACATCTATACCAACAAGGGTATTCCATAAAAAAGCTCATAAGTCAAAACCTAATAAAAATCATTTATGTTGTGGTATTGAGGTAGAATTTGATAAATTTGATGATTATTATGGCTTTACATTAGATAAGGATGGCTTATTCCTATTAGAAGATACTACTGTAACTCACAACACTGCCTTTATGCTTTCTAGTATCTACCAACTAGCTTGTTTAGATAGCGTTCCTGTGGCCGTTTTTAGCCTTGAAATGAGCTCTGAACAGTTAGTTGAAAGGTTAGAGTCAATCGGCTCACAACTGCCCTTAAAATGGCTTAGAATGAATACTTTGGATACTACACAAAGAAAGGTTTTACTAAAGACAGATGACTTATTATTAGCTTCCCCCATACATATTGAAGATATGGGCGGTATTAGTGTAACCCAACTCCGAGCAAAAGCCACCATCTTAAAGCAAAAGTATGGAATCAAGGTAATCTTTATCGACTACCTCCAACTTATGAGTGGTACAGGCAAATCAAACCAAAACAGAGAACAAGAGGTTAGCTACATCAGTAGAAGCCTAAAAGCCCTTGCTAAAGAGTTGGAAGTACCTATTATCGCCCTATCTCAATTATCTCGTAGAGTAGAAGAACGAGGAGATAAGATGCCTCAGTTATCTGATTTAAGGGAATCAGGTTCTATTGAACAAGATGCTGATGCGGTTATTATGCTTATGCGACCACATTACTACGAGATGACAGAAGCTATTGAGATTGGTGGAAAAGAATATTCGCCTAGCGACTTAGTGGTTTGTAAGGTTGAGAAGAATCGCCACGGATCAACAAAAAATATAGCATTAAGATTTTTACCTGAAACAATGAAATTTGAGGACTATGAATAACGAAACATTTATACCAATGGAAGATGTGCTTTACAGGATAAAGACTCATCCAGACTTAACACCTAAAGACAAGAAAGAGTTTGCCCATATTACCAATAGCTTGTATATGTCAGATAAGGGTAAAGAGAAAATACTTAAACCAACATTAACTAACCAACAAAGAAATAAACTCAAATGAAACAAGTATATGTAAGTAATAATTATGGCGAAGGATTAGAGCATGACTACGACCTAAAGTATGAGGATAATAAAAGACTATGCCTATATTCAAACAATAGCGAATGGGCTGATTATCTACAAGGCCAAAAAGCAGGTTCTATTAAGGATATTGAAGATGGGTTTGTAGTTAAGATTGGTGAACAAAAGATGAAGCTAGACTACGCAGATATGCAGGTACTAAAAATCCTTTTACTATCTGATTTAGAAGATACAGATTACTTTGAGATTAGAGAATCAATAACAATTAAGAAATGGCCAAAGGGTACAGAAATAGAAGAAAATTTGAGATAGAAGAAGCCAAGGCTAAGGATGGAACTTACCAGGCTATTAAACTATTCGCTAAGAGCACCAAGGTTATTGTTATTCATCAAACAGAAGCACTAAAGAAAAAGTATTTCTTACTTGAGTACGAAAATAATGGTGAACCTAGTGGCATAAGTGACACAAGGGCAGAATTTTTTGCATTTAACCTTGATTTAAGGGATAGAATAGTTTTTATAAGAGCAGAGTTTTTAAGGGTTAAAGCAAGGAGATACTGGCGAGTTGGTGAGATAAAAGTGAAGGATGGAATCAAGTATGTTAAGATGCCAACAGAAGAATTGATAAGGTGGTATTACTGTATATTAAATATATATATTAACTTTGACTCATGGCTTACATATCTGCAAGTGATTTAACGAAGATGATGATGGATTATCTAAAAGATAATGGATGCGAGGTATGGAGGAATAATAACCTAGCAGTTAGAGGTAGAGCATTCATTGGTAAGAAAGGAGTTCCTGACATTATTGGCTATAGCAAAAAGTATGGCCACTTTGTTTGCTGCGAGATTAAAGCCATTGCTGACAGACTCTCTTCGGATCAAATGGTGTTTTTAGAGGAGTTAGCTAACGCAGGAGGAACTGCCATGTTATGTCAGCAGATTAGGGATGAGTCAATAATAGTTAAAATATATAAAGAAGATGGCAAAAGCGAAGACTGGGAGTTCAACAAAGGTGTCCTTCGGATCAAGGAAACGAGGTAGAGCAAAGAAATCATTTAATAAACATAGTCCTAGGCCAAAAGCGTACATCGGCCAAGGTCGTTAAAACAAAGTAAAATGGAAAAAGTAGAATTAGAAAACAAGATAGAGAAAGCTCCTAAGACAGTTAAGAAAGCAAAGGATGAGTTTACGCAAGACACTTATGATTTTTTGCATCAGGTGTTAGTAGATTTTGCAATAGATACAAAGTATAGACCTAAGTTAAAAGTAATCTTACAAAACTCTAAGGCAGAACCAAAGAATAGCAGTAGCATTTAATAACCAAAAATAAATAACATGGCAGCAGGTAAAGACAAGATTTTCCTAGGAAGGTCACAAACATTAAAAACGGCATTTGGGGAGTTTAAGAAAGTAGCATTCGGCCCAGATGACTTAAAGAAGATGAATGATTTTGCAGCAACTAACAATGGTTGGGCTAACATTCTAATCAAAGAAAAGAAAGGAGCTACTCCAGGTGAAGCAGGATTCTATATCGAGCTTGACACTTGGATTAAAGATGGCCAACCAGCCAAGAATTTACCATTTTAACAAATGATTATGAAAACAAATTACAAAGATGTAGTGGTTAATTTACTAATTTTGCTCGTAGGGGTTTATCTTCCATTTGCATTTATTGTGAATGAGTTTAATCCTTTAGCTTGGAATTGGTTTAGCAGATCATTATATGTACTTACTTTAGTAGGTTTAATTACCTACGCTATAAGAGAGTATAGACAAAAATAGTTTTGTGTGTTTTTTTGAAATAAAGGTGAGTCCTGTCGTTTCTACGATGGGACTTTTTTATATAAAAACCCCCCAGATTTTACCTGAGGGGAAACCAAAACACCACCAACTATGAGAGAGCTTCTTATGATTGCCTATTTGTTTTATCGTAGAACCTTGTTAATACAGTTCCGTATAAGGCTTCTTGATATCTTTTAATAAAAGAGTCTGAACTCTCATCTATGTAGAAGTAGTCCTGTGATTGCATATACACATAGCACTTATCTTTATCCTCTTCATCATCTGTAACGGATTCAACTAAATGGATATTTATCCAAGCATCTGATGGCTCTGTACCATCACCATACTCGTAGCTATCATCTTCCGTTAATTGTGTTATTTGAAGTAACATTTAATATGCTATGTTTTATTATTGTTAACCTAAGCTTTTGAACTATTAAATTCAATCTCACTTCTAAATCATCTCTTTTTTTCATCAACTCTTCAATCTCTAGTTCTGCTTTAGTCTTCATACAAATTTACGCTTTAATTATTATAGAAATAAAAAGTGCACACATCATTGATTATCAATGAAATATACACTTATGTTATAACGGATTTAACCTACTTTTTGCTTGGAAGCCTTACTATCTTGCTTCCTAATGGCATGGGCACAAATATAGCTATTCTACCGCCATCTAAAACAACTCCACAACCTAATGTTGGTCGTTTGGGGAAAGGTCGTGAATACTCCATTGCATAGGCATTAATATCTATGCCACAACCCACATTCATACCGAATATCATATCCTTGTCACTTGAAGAGTACAAAACTCCCCCAAAGGAGTGAATATGACCTATTACAGTTGATTGTCTAGCATCCCTTGCTCTATTGATTGCACCTGCTTGTCCTGATGATCCTGTACCATGGGTATATAGAACACCATCTATTTCCCATTCTAAGGCCCATTTCCAGCCTCTAGGAGCTTCCCAAGCATCTTCATAGGACTTAATAAATCTCTCTGGTAATCCGTTTGCTAATGCCTTTCTTTTGTGTAGGGCACTATGGTTACCTATACAGACTTTTACATTAGGGAAACGCTTGTACCAAATGTTTAATTGTTGCATAGCTAAAATAGCCTCCTTAGATGCAGAATCCCCATTAGGGTTATGCTCATGAAAGCTAATCGCATGATTGTCCACCTCATCTCCTATGTGGACTATTTCGGTACATTGAAATTTGTTGAATACCTCATAACAAAAGTCGAGGTACTTAGGATGGCAGAAAGGAAAATGGGTATCGCCTATGACACCCACATTTTTGGTTTTGCTCATATTGGTTGGTTGTTGGTTAGTAAGCCGTGTAAGTAGTCTTGCCGTTTACTTTGGTTGCTCTCAAAGTTTGCTTTCTATTCTCTTTTCCTCTGTATCCCACATGAACCCAATCAGGTTTCTCTTTATTACCGAACTCCCAAATTAATTGGTCGTAACTAAGATTATCTTTTATGTAATTGAACACATCGGCATTACTAACACCTCCACCATGTCCATCCATATCTATATCTGCCGCACGGCCTTTGCAATGATCTGAATTTAAACTGCCTCCAATGAAATGGTTAAGGTCAGCACTTCTGTATCCACTAGAAATATTAATAGGGCCAAACTTGGCTCTTATAGGTTCTAATACTTTCTCGCATAATGTTTTGATGTTCTCTAGGTGTTCAGGTGTTGGGTTATTACTAACTCCTTCACGCTTTGCTGATTCACTTCTAGTGAACTCACATAAATCAAAATGGGCTGATAATTTCATATCTATTTTTTAAATACTTTCTCTAGTGTTGTTAAGCCTAAACAACCGAACGCTAACAAAGCTACTGATTCTACAAGTATTGTTGAAGGAGCAGTATGTTCATCACTAAAACTATTGTGGTACATAGTAACGCATAATGCTATTACACACAATAAACCACATAGTCTTTTCATGCTTAATCTTCCGTTATCTTCTGTAAAAAATTGTTTCATATTAATTTCCTGTTGTATCTACTTTAGTCTTACCCCAAAAGCTTTTCTTCTCTTTTATCTGAATAGTATCATGAATGTAAATAGTATCTATTTTTATCTTCATTGCACTTATGTCATTTTTAAGTTGCTTATTCTCATTAGATAACTGAGCTATCTTGTTAGTAGTAGTTATTATTAGCTTGTCTTTAGTCTTATCTGCTTTTATTTGAACCTTTTTATTATGTTCTAGTGTCTTACTAAAATCACTCATTAACTGTTTAAACTCTCTGTCATCTTTAGTTAATTTAGGTTCTTTAACTCCTTCTACTTTAACATATCCTATTAAGGTGAAGATTGACAATAATGAAAAGAATAATAATTTCATGGCTATTATTTTACAGATTTTTTAATAGCCCCTAAATCTTCTAGCGTTTCTAGCTTTGTGCTAGTAGCACTTAAAGCAGTCTTACACTCCATTAGGGCTTGTGTTTTTAAGGAATCCTTATGCTCAAGGTTGGTTATTCTGTATTCCTGGCTTTGTATTTGGCCTTTGAATGTGCTTTTAATATCTACATACAAATAGGATATACCTATAAGTACAACAAATAATGTCCCAATAACAGGGTTCTTAACAAACTCTTTAAACGATATAGGTAATGGGTTTACTCCCAAGATACCTTCTTTCTTTATTGCCATTTTACTTTTTTCCTATTTTAAAGTAGATACCACCAGAGTACCCAATATTATAATTTTTACTAATATCTACGCTAAGGCCTATTAGAGCCTTATTTCTGACACTTAACATCAAGGAAGGACTTAATACCTCCAAGCCTACAAGTGGTCTGTATGAGCCTCTAATGCCCCAATAAAGGGTATTAGTCGGTTTACTAGCGTAGAACTCTCTTACAACGATGGTTTTTTGGGTTATATCTGCCTTAAAGCCTCTACTGATGATCCTATTTTGGCTGATAGTATCATCTATTACAAAGATATTAGAATCTTTCTTAATAGTGTCGGAATAAGCCTTGACTTGGCTATAATCGGATATTATGCGTATCGTATCGGATATATGCGTATATAAGGTATCTATGACTTTATAGGGTATAGAATCCCCTTTTCTGTACCGATTTATGTACACTTTTGAGTATTGGGTATCGTGGATTACCTGCACCTTCTTAAACTTGGAGGTATCGAATCCACTTGGAACCCTAGGTAAGTATGAAGGTTTAACTAAAAAATATAGCCACAATACGAGTAGTACTATGGCTATGAACAAGATATTGTCCTTAATCAACTTCATTATAGTTCCTCTTCTTCTTCTTTAACGAATGTAATCCCAGTAGTCCACTCCTCAAGGAATGTAAAATGCTCTAAACCTTGTGGGTTAACCACAGGAATCGGTGTAAAGTCAAATTCCTTGTTGCCTAATTCAGTTACTTGAGCAGTTAGTTTTTTGATAGCTTCTTTAGTAAACTTATAACCATTTTTTTCATCCAATAATAAAATGTCTTTATCATCGGTTGATGCGTTATCAAGGCGGAGTTCTTCAACTTGGGCTTGATAGCTTTCGTGATAGGATTTGACTTTTTCATAAATCTTTACGAGTTTTTTTTGTGTTTTACTTTCAGCGTTTCCAATAACCGCATTAATTGATGCGACTAGGGTGTTTAGTTGTTGATATTTCATTGTTGGTTATTTTAGCAAATATAAGATTAAATACTATTTGTTGGCTCAACTACTTCAGGAACAGGCGGAACATAATCCCCAATAATTGTAAGGTTAAGTTGGTCAGTAGATGCTGCCCAATTCCACGCATACTCATCATCATTACCCCAACCTAAATAAGCCTCCCCACTCATTGTTAAGTTACCTTGTGCTACATTAGCTAAATCACTATCTAATAATGAATAGTAAAATGATGCAGATGAACCTAGCACCCCACCGATTACATACATATTAAAGATAGTTGCCGTTACTGATTTTCCGTTTATCCAACTTTGGATAGGTGAAATTTGCTTCATTTTATATATATTTTAATTTTGTTTTATTTTTATGAATAAAATTAGGGTTTAACATATTACAAAGTGTTCTATGATTATAACCTAATTGCATTGCTGCTTCTTTTGCATTTTTATAAATTGTTCCTGTTTCATTACATATAACCTTTTTTCCAAAATAACAAGGTTTACATAATCCTATTCTCCAAGCGTGATGTATATTTTCTTTTGCCGTACACCATTCAAGGTTTTCTATTTTATTATTATATTTATCACCATCAATGTGATTAACAAATGGTTTATTTAATGGGTTAGGTATAAAGTTTTCTGCTATTAATCTATGTATTTGTTTTCTTTTTGCTTTTTTATTTGCATATAAATCAACACATAAATATTGTTTAAAATTATGTTTTAAGTATATATTTTTTAATAAACTAAAAACATCACCATTTTCATAAATTACATAATCATTGTACTTTACACTTCTCATATTTTTTTTTACAAAGGTATTACTTTGTTTTCATATTTATATTTTATTTTTTTAACAAGAAACAATTGATAAAATTACTCCCGATGTGTTAACTTGCAATGATAACGCACCATAAGAATAGTTGTATATCCATCTACTTGAACTAAATGTTTTAGCCGTTGTTAATGCTCTATTTGTGTATAATTGAGCACCAACTGCAAAAGTTGATGAATATAATATTTGGTCTTCTAAACCCATAGGAAGACAACTTGTTACATTGGTAGAACTTGTATCAAAACTAGCTTGTAATATAAAGTCTAATTTAGTTAGGCATTTTGAATTAGATACACCTGTAAAAGTATCATATAAGTTCATTGTGCCATCATTAACATAAAAGTAAATGCCATAAGTATTTAAGTCTCCAACAGTCATTACCTCTCTTGTATCAGGCGGGGCAGTTGGATAATAACTACCATAATAAGCACCTGTTGACACTCCGTTTAAAAATGCCTTAAAAGTTACTAATTGATTGTTAGCGTTACCTGCCCAAGTATCTGCCATATTAATTCATTTTAGCTTTTAGTTCTTTAATCTCTTGTTCCAAAGCGTACACTTTTGCAACTAATACTTCACGATAAGATAGGCTTAACATATCATCACTACCTTTTGAAACTGCACTATCTAATATCCCAACAAAATCTTGAGCATAATAACCTAGTTCAACCTTTCCGTTTTTAGTGTAAAGTTTAGGGGTTATTGATGCAATGCCTTTTGTTTGATAGTTATCTTGGATAAGTGTTTTTAATCTGCTATCGGATGATTCAAAGAATGATGTTGCCGTTACACTACTTGAGAATGTAGCTGCTCTATTTGCATCAAAATAAAGTAAATCTTCATAAGTTGTTCCTGTTCTTGTAGTTGACCTTTGAATAACAAAATCAGCAAAAACTAAATGTTCACTTGATACTCTAAAACTTCTACTTGTAGCATCGGATTGATAATCCATATAATAACCACCAAAATTACTACCACCTTTAGCACTTACTTTAGCAGAGAATGTAGCTGCTCCTGTGGATGCTATGTATAAAGCAGTTCTTGAGCCATTGCTAGCTTGTTGAATTATACTAAAATCAGTTTGAGGGTCTGTTATTGTAACACTTGTTCTTTGTACTGTAATACTATTCCAACCTAATAATAAATTTTGACTACTATCATCACTACCTCTTGCAACTAATAGTCTTGTTGCAACAGTTGTTCCGCCATTTAATGTTAATTGATTTGTAGATGATGAACTAAACCTTCCTGTACCATTAACATCTAGCTTGTAGCCTGCATCGGAAGTTCCTGTTGTAATATTGCCATTTGAAAAAATAGTCAAATATTCACTCCAAGATGATGCAGCAGCACTACCAAGACGAATACCAAAAGACATTGTTTTAGTACCACCATTACCAAATCTTATTCTCCAAGATTCTCTAATATTTTGATATACTGATTCAGTACCACTTACATTTGTATAATTATATCCCAAAAATCCAAAATCGGGACTTGCATCTCCACTAAAGTAAACTCCTCCACTACCTAATGAACTTCCTACACTTGAACTAAATACCGCACTTGTGCCACTCAATGGCCCTGTTAAAGTTCCTCCCGCTAATGGTAGATATGTTGAAGCCGCTGAACTTGTTGTTAAGTAAGTTGAATTATCATAAGAAATAGTTGTTCCGCTAATCTTAACAAAACCCGTGCCACTTAAAGCCGCTTGTTTGCCATTAAATGTTGTCCAATCCGCACTTGATAATGCACCTCTATTCGTTGCACTTGCAGTTGGTACATTTAAAGTAATTACAGGGGTTGTAGTACTATTAGCTACACTTGAACTTAAATCCGTTCCACTTGTTCCTATTGTTAAAGCAGCTACGCTTGTAACTGTTCCTACACCACTACCACCTACTAATGCTATTGTACCTGTTGCACTTGGAAGTGTATAAGTATAAGTGCCATTTCCTATTGTAGAACCAAAATCTACTTTCCCAAGTGTATTAATTATTATTGCGTTAGTTCCATTATCAGATTTTAATAATATTGAAGAACCTCCACCTGCCGATATTTGAAAATATGTAGGAGTACCAACAATACCACCATAATTAGTTCCACCAATTGTTGAAAAAAAGCCAATACCACTTGAAAGAATTGAACTACTAAATGTTTTAATTCCGCTAATTGTTTGAGCAGTTGATAATGTTACAAAATCAGTTAAATCGCTAGTTAAAGCTATCGTTCCTGTTGCATTAGGAAATGTAAAAGTATATCCTGTCGCAGATGGTAAAGTAAATGAATTACTTACACCACCACCACTTGTAAACTTAACTCCATTGGTTAATCCACCTAAATTCATATATCCTGCTAAAGAGTTACTTGAAGCATTTTGTAAGAATATGCCTCCGTTGTTTTTAGTAGCATCCGAGAAAGTTTTTGTTCCACCTATTGTTTGAGCAGTAGTTAAATCTACATAGTTTGCTAATGCAGATGTAAGGGCAATAGTTCCTGAAGCATCAGGTAAATAAATATCTCTATTTAATGTTGCTAAACTTTGCAAATTAACAACCTTTGTTCCGTTAATAACTGAAAATATTGGACTTAATACTGAACCGCTAAACTCCGAATCAGTGCCATATAATGTTGCAGTAAATGTTTTAGCACCTGTAATAGTTTGAGTTCCTGCTAACTTAACAACCAAACTATCATCTGCTGGTGTATAACCTAAAGCAGTTGCAATAGATTTATTCTCCCATAATGAAGTTGAAGTATTGTAAAATAAACCTTGATTGTTAGATGGAGTTTGTGCTGACACATTATGTAACTCATCCATTTCAAAGCCATTCTGAATCCTTACCTCTACCACCCCTTGAGTTGGATGCGACCTTGTAACAATAGCCACATACACTAAATGTGCAGGAGCATATTGTTTAACATCAGTCCAAGCACCTGCCGTTGTAGAACTTAAGTAAAGTTGTGTACCATTAGGATATGCTTGAGTATCTAAATCCATTAAAGAACCGATAACTACCACATAGCCGTTATTCATATTAGTAATGTCCGTTTGAACAACACCATAAGTTTGAGCAGATGTAGCATCACCTGTTGCAATAGCCTTTGTAACTGTTGGTAAGTTTCCGTGTCCACCATTGATATAAACAACTGTTCCTTTTGTTAAGGTTGCTCCTGTGCTATTATAAACCTCCGTAATTAATCTTTGTGCTTCACTAGCAATAGTAGGGAAAGTAGCTAAACTACCATCACCTCTTATGTATTGTGCAGTTGTTCCTGCTCCTGTTACTGCTAGTGTACCTCCTGCTCCTGTTAATGGTGAGTTGGTAACTGTAAATGCACTTGGCATTGTTAATCCAACACTTGTCATTAAAGTAGGAAAGGTTGTCAAGTTTCCTGCTCCGTTTACATATTGAAGATTAGTTCCGTTGAAACCTATGTTTATCGTTCCGCTTGTACTAATGGGTGAGCCTGTGATATTTAAAGAATCACCGCTTTCAGTAATCGCTACACTCGTAACTGTTCCTGTCGCACCTGAAGCCCTTTGCCAAATAGAACCTGAATAAATAGCTTGGTCGCCGTTGAAAAATGTAATCGGACCAGCCCCAAAATTAAACGCAGTTCCCCCTACTGCTGCACCTTCAACTAAATATACATCACCTTGATTTCCTGTGCCATTTACTAAAGTTGGTGTATTTGTAGAAATATTCCAAGTTCCTTTGTACTCCATAACCGAGTTAGGTAACTGACTTACTAATATCTTACCATTGACATCAAGTCTTGGTACACCATTAGCAACATCAAATCCTAATGAAGTCAATACTCCACTTGTTCCAATAATTACATCTTGTAAATTCCTCACTTTCGCACCTGCTGAAACAACTATTTGATTTGCCATCTTATATTAATTTATAACTAAATTATTGAAATAATGCCCTAATAAACTCCCCACTTTCTAATACCCTTCCAAATGTCAATACCCCTGTCGTACTATTCCACTTCACTTGCTCATCAACTGCCGTTCCTGTCGTTAAAATATCCTGAACATCTATTCCACCACGAGAAACATAAAGACAAGCCTTGCCTATCATATCGCCATAAGTAATAGTTGTTTCTCCACCTGCTGCAATAGTTCCCTTTGTGTAAACTGCACCTCCAGCAACAATTACAACCCCTTCAGGATTGATTTCCGTTCCTGTTGTAGCATAAGCACCTGTACCCTGTAACGATACACTATACGTTGCAATGTCCTTGTAAGGTGCGTTAATTTGTAAACTTGTTAAATTGCAATCCCCACTAATAACTACCAACCCATCAACTCCGTTGTCAATAACAAACTTTACTAAAATTGTTGTTCTATCTTGTTGTTGTTGAAGTAAAAACAAATAGCCATAACCATCCAAAGTTATAAGACCATCACAAGTTACACTCCAAGTTGCAGTATCGTTTTTGTATTCTCTATACCACGCACTCGTTTGGCTTGTTACCTCTTTTTGGTCAACACTTACACTAAATGTGCAATTTGTAGAACACGAAAACGGAATATCCCTACCTTCAGGATAAGTCTCCGAAGCTGGTTCGTGATAATACAACATTATATTATTGCCCTGTACATTGTCTGCCATAACTACAAAGTTAATTAATTAAAAGGTACTCCGTTTACTGTAAATATTGTTTCTATTGTGCTACTTATTTCCTCATTTGAAATATCTAATAAAGTAGCTTGAGTTTCACAACCTACTATGTCAATAGTCATATTCCCTGTCATATATCTATTATCTTGAATATTTATTTGTGCTGGGTCAGTATCTAATATCTGCAATAACTTATTAGCAGCAAAATTGCCATTCGTGGTTGTTATTCCAAAAAGGTTGCAATCCACATTTATTAAGTTCCTTCTATAATTGTTTATGTATTCCTTCATTATAGTTTGGCTTAAACCATCCGTAGGGGTTGTGTATGGTCCGTAACGATACCATCCTGTTGCTGATACAAAGTTACCTGATACTAATTGTTGAATAGTTCCATAAGCCATATTTGCTTGTGTTCTATCAACCCCATCGCCGTCATAAATAGGATAACCAAATGGTAAATCCATTTCTAGTTGATATTGATTATTAGCATCAATTATTGAAGTAGATGTAATTAATGATAAAGGTGATTCAAAGGTTAATCCAAATGAACCAACTTTTACATTTGTTGCACAATTAACTACATCGCTTGTTAAAGCATAAGTAATATCTAAACTTCCATTAATTGGTATTGGTGGAGTGTTTAAAGTAACTGTGTTTATTGTATTTTCTTCTACTAAAGGAACTTCATAATAATTATCGTAAGGTAATACCGAAGCGTTTTGCCAAAGACCATCTTTATTAATATAATATGTTGGAGCGCCACTACCTAAACCTGTTATTTCTATTTTGATTTGCCCTCTTATATTATTAATAGTTTGAGAATAAAATGTTTGAGTATAATTTATCTTATCATTAGCAGTAACATATCCAATTATTATTGTACTAACTGCACTAAATGCTGAACCTCCAACAGGTGTACCTAATGTCATATCATACCAATCACTTCCCTCGTATGGTTTATTAACCACTGATACACTACTACCTGTTCCTTGAAAAGCATCATCCCATAATGTAGGGAATCCACTTGTTAAATTCTTTAAGTTTGGATTTGAAATATAATTAGGTGAGTAACTAATATCGTATCTATAAGTGAAATTGTTATAACCTTTTTTAAATAGCTTTATTTGGCTATTATTAGTAAAGTATAAACCGCTTGTATTCCCTGTGTATGGTTGTATTTCGCTTAACGTGTTAAATGTGCCTGAATCTACTAATAAGCCATCTGCATCGTATTCCGTAAAGTATGTGTATGCAAAATATGGAGCAGCAGCAAATTCATTAACCGCTACAATATACCATTTGCCATTAGCTTGATAAAGTTTGCACCCAAATGATTTTAATATTTTAGTCAAAACAATTAAACAAGTTTCGTATGTTTCATCATCATTTTGGAAGTAAATAGGTCTTAAATAGCTTTGATTAAAAGGTTCGTACTCGCTACCATCTCCTCTATTATCCATACCAGCTGCATAATATGAACAAGCAGTATATAAATTTAATCCTGCTGGGAATCCTATTTTAGCTAAAGAATTATATAAAAAATAAAGAACTGTTTGTGGGGTTAATTTGGTGTTACCAACAACATTAGTTTCGGTAAATGTAAAAGGAATGTAATCCAACATTCCAAGTCCATCAATAGCATTAAATGATAATTCTTTTCTGCCTGTGGTAAATGAATATTGAACCAAATCACTTAAAACCCAACCTTGCCAATAAATATTTCCATCTATTAATAGCTTAACTAAATATTTCCTATCATCTAATGTTGTAAAGTTTGGTAAGTTTTCTTGGTCATCTGTTACATCCATAGTAACATTTAACTGACTTGCATAGATAGGTTCGTAAATATCATCACTTCTTGGGATGTATTGTAACTGAATCGCAGTTGCAGGATATTCAATTACCGCAGCAACTACTTCATCAATATACATTTCAACAACCGCAACTTCATTGTTTTTGGTTGCAGCAGTTATTTGGTATTTTAAGTTATATGCCACCTCTACGTAAATTTAATGATGAATTAGACCTTTGTAATGCTAAAACCAAATCATTGCCTCTTAATACAAATGAACCATTACCACCCATTCCACCGCTACCACTCATTGCACCTGCACTAAATGTAGTGTTAAGCATTCCTTTTAATTTACTTAATGGCATAACCGCTTCACTTTCATTTCCTTCGCCTATTAAAGCGTGTGTTGGTCCTGTTACAATTCCACCATCCGCCATTCCTAATGCCTTCATAAAATATCCACCAAATGTTAATGCACCACCAGTTCCTGCATTTATTGCTGACATAATAGCAGCAAAAATAGTCGCTTGTAATATTGCAGCTACAAATTGTTCAGCTAATCTACCTAACATATTACCAATTGCTTGAAATCCCGTTTGTCCTTGTTGTAAATCTGCATACATTCCCATTAATGCACCTGATACATCATTTGATATTGTATTAGCAAAATCTTCATATTCCTTTTGCGTTTTCTTGATTTGTGCATCGCTATCCATTAGTTTTTTGGTATTTATAGTCAAAAACTTACCTAAACTATTTTGTGATGGGTCTGCTAATTCTTTTTTAGTTTTTTTGCTAAATTCACTTTCTTTAACAGGTTCTTCTTTATAAATAAATGGAATATAAGATGTATCTATTTGCTGAAATCTTTTCTTATATGTTTCATAATCCATTAATTGTCTAGCTAATTCATATTTTAAATTGGCTGAAAATTCCTTTAATGAATCTATTGTTTTATCTCCACCCTTTTTTACATTATCAGGAGTTGGAGTTAATGTAACTGTTTTTAATTGTTCTAAAGTATTTAATTCAAGATTTGCAATATTCTTTTTAATTTCATTTCCTAAAATATCATATTGAGCATTAATTCTATTTTTTTGTTCAGTAACCGACACTCTCCTTGTTGCAAATCCTGTTCCTTCTAATTTTTCCGAAGTAATCTTTTTTAATTCTTCATTCCTTTTCTTTTCATTTTTTATATTATCTGCATAAGCAATATCAAGTTGTGCTAAATTATTTTTTTCTTTAGCAACCGCATCGCCTTGCATTGCTGCCTGATTAACTAAAGTTTGATAAAATGCTTTATCTTCTCCTAATTTTGCATTCTTTATTGCAGTACTATTGCTATATAATTTTTGTAGTTCTTTTAATGCTTCTTCTTGTTGTGTTTTATTTCCACCTACAATAATTTCAGCTAATAAAATACCTTTAGTTCTTTTAGTTTGTTCGCCACCTATTAGTTTGTAAATATCATCAGCTACTTCTTTAAGTTTCTTTCTAAATGCTTCTAATTCTCCTGTTGGTCCTTTAAAGAATTCGCTTATTTCTTTGCTAAATGTAACCGCTAATGAAGATACTATACCAATAGCAACACCAACCCCTGCTGGTCCTATTAAACCAGCTGCCATTGCTTGTAATGCCTTTTTAGTTCCACCTTCCGTTGCAGCTAATCGTTGGAACGATTCAACCATAGGGTTAAGGTTATTCGCAACACCCATAATACCATAAGGAGCATCTTGAGCAATCCTTGAAAAGTTTATAAGTGATTGCGAAGCATCACCCATTGGTTTACCTAATTTCCCAGCTTGTTGATTTAATTGAGCAATTGTACCCCTTAAATTATCTATGTTTTTATTAAGATAATTTATCTCGCCAATATTAGTAGCCTTTTTTAATGCACTTTCAAATTGTGCAAGAGTATTTTGTGCTGCCTTTAAGCTAGATTGTAATGCTGAAACATCGGCATCAATACCAATACTAAACTTATCAAATGAATCTGCCATAATATTTTAATTTACTCCGTACAACTTTAAAGTCCTTGCCAATTGGTCGCTTGTTAACATTACCTTTTCTTCTTCTACTTCCAAATCATCAATCGCTGGTATATGCCAAAAAGCCTTTATACTTTTGGGTGATTTTTCAGTTGTGTTACTTAAATATACAATATAGGCAAGGTTTCTAGTCCTTGCCCATTCGTTTAACTCTTGTTTTTCCTTACCCA